CATTACATGTTTATCAAAATCAAGGGCTGAATTTTTACCTTCAACAACTAATTTATATACTTCGCGCCTTACCTCTCTTCTTTTAGCCATGGCGCGTATTTCCTCTATATTCCCCCTTTTGCGTATCTGTTCCTCGTCCCTATCTCTTCCTATAAGTTGATTATGTACTTTTTTTATAATGTCTTGAAATGACTGTTCATGCATAGAAATCTTCTTACCGCCAGAATATTCAGAGAGTACGTTTCGTTCTACTTCGGTCATATCTTCTGTTGCTTGGTCTAATTTGGCTGGTATTGGTATTCCTCCCGGTCCTAGTTCGCTACCAGTTACAGTGTCAACGATTTTAAGTATTTTAAATGCATGGTCAACGCCAACCTCAACCTTCATGTCTTCGAAGTGTTCTTTTACATATACTTTAATAGCAGGGTCTTTTAGTCCCTGTCTAGCTAACCAATCAATAAAAGAATTTGCTCCTCTTCCAGCCGCTTGTCCTCTTTTCATCCACTGTTTTACTATTTCTTTAAAATGACTCTCTATTCTTGCATCTTCTCTAATTTCACGTACATCTTTTATCCCAAGTCCAATCTTAGGGGATGGTAAATTTTTCTTGGTTGCCTCCATCAATTCTAGAGCTGTCATAGAATCGAGCCTCTGTTGCTCATTGGCTCGCAATAGCGCGCGCGCCGCTTCTATAGCATCTAACTTTTGTTGTACGCGTGAGTCTCCTTCTTTTAATGACCGTCTAAGAAAGTTTAACTCTTCTACATGTTTTCTTAGTCCGTATGATAAATCAGACGCTTCTGCCTCAAGTAAGACAAGTCTTTCTTTTGTAGATTTTGCATGCCAAGGATTACGAACCCTGTCAACTTTGTTTTCCTCTACAGTTAGATTTCTCGGCTCTGGCTTCTGAGCGGCTTCTTTTGTGCGAGTAGGTTTTTTTGACTCTGTGACTCTCATCGCAATATCGCCATTTGCATTTTCTGTATATCTAAATATTAAATTTCTTCCAACGTTTGCAGTCGTTCGCCGTATTTTATCAGCCGCATCCAGTGCTTTCTCCATGGCTGTAGCGCCACCCTTAGATGATTTATATATCTTAGTTTTACCGCCCTCTACAACTACTTCACCTTTAGGCAATCTCATGTCTTTAGATTTGACTAAAACAACTTTGTCAGAAACTCTAGCAGAAACTCTAGCCGTGGGGATTGGCGCATCAAGACCTTCAAGCCAAGCTTCTGACTGACCTTCGGCTTTGTTCTTTGAAAGATTCTTATTAGTATTCTTTGTAGCGCTTTCGTCTATTCTACCGCTTGCGCGTTGAAAAGCCGCATGTGTTGAGATATTTATAAATCTTCTTCGTTTGCTTGTTGTCGGTCCTTCGTCTGCTTGAAGTTCTTTTTTTGCTTCTTGTAAAATAATATCTGGACTCACGCCTTGTTGTGTTATATCCTGTGCTAACCTTGCAGCGTCTTTCCATCTTCCTTCACTAATAGCTAACTTTATATCATTTTTAGTATTACTTCTGTTTAATTTATCTTGAGCCTCTTTAGCTTTTATTTTTTTATCTTTACGTGCAGGAGCTGACGACTTTGCATCTTCTACAACTTTTTGAACTTCACGTTCAAATAACTCAACCTGTTCGTTGCTTTTATTTTCCTCTATCCTTGCTAATTGTTCAGTGCTCATATCAAGGGGTATTTCCATCTGTTCAGCGACAGTCTTGGTGGCTTCAACCATATCTCCACCGTTCTTGTCATACGCTTCCCTTAACTTCTTTTCTATTTTAACTCCATCTCCCTCCTTTAGCTTTGATGGATAACCCTTTGCACCGCCCATTATGAACCTAATGCCAAGCAACACACCAGTAGTATGAGTAAACTCATCCAAATAATCAATTGGTGGAGCGCCTTCTGGACGATTCAAATTTGGACCTAATGTAGCAAATATAGATACCTCCGTCAGAAAATCAGCAACTGTACTAATAGCGCGTTCTGGTCGAAAGTTAGCAAGGCGCTTCCTTAGAATCCTACCCACGGTTGCACCACCAAAAGAAGCAGTCCCTCCGACAGCGAAAGCAGACGCATAATTTTGTGTAAACTCTGCAGCGCTTTGCATTTCACCATCATTCATATCGCTGGTATAACTCGTTAAAGAACTATGAGCGCCCATACCGCCAGCAGTCATACCAACTCTTTCTAACAACTGCAACCAGCCAGCATTAACCATATTATTTGCAGCTTTGAGAGGAACGCCTTTATTGGTAAAAATTTTAACAGCCCTATCCTTCAACATTCTTACTGGTTTAGCTACGGCTCTACCTCCCTTTAAGAATGCGAGTTTATCAAGTGGCAACAGAAAGCTTAATACAATTGCAGCGATTTGTGCTATTTCTCCGGGGTCATAATCTTTTACTTCTCTTGGGAATATTTCTTTATCTGTAATTGGGTCTAATAAAAAGTTTATAATTTCTCCAGTAAGAGACTGACCTATTGTAAACTTGAAGAATTTTTCTACTTCAGTTAGTTTTCTTTTATAAGGCTCATGTATTAAATTATAATCGAACCCAACTTCATTTCTATAAAATTCCCACCTTTTTCTCCAGTCCATTTGCATACTAGGAGTATTAAGAATCCCATCATAAAGTTTTCCATAAAGACGACCTGTTTCTCTAGCTTGCTGAGCTTTTTCATCATTCCATACGCCTGTCTTTGGGTCATAAGCCATGTCTCTTTCGCCAACTGTTACATAATCTGGCTGTGATATTTTATCGAATCGTTTATGTATATTTACATCAGCCGCTTCTAACTCTTTGAGACTGGGATATTTACCAAAATGTTTGCCCTCGCGCAAATTTGCATCTATTTCATCGTTTGTTAATAGTCTACCCCTTACCATTGATGGGTATAGTGTCCATTCAGTAGGATTAGTTTCTGAATCTGTGTCATACTGAGTCACTATATTTGACGACCCAATCCCCTCTGGCGTACTGTAGGTCTTCATTGGAAAATATTCTAAATTTAAAGGAAGTGTACCAGTATAATCGAACCCATATCCATCTTCATATATTTTTGCAGTCTCTTTAAATATAGACCTTGATACACCTCGATTTACTTTATCCTCAGGTTGAATGGGTGGCTTTTTGTTTATTTTATTAAATTCATCTATAAACACCGCTGTTCCAGTTAAATCCCCAACTGGAGTTGCAATGCTATCTTTAAACTTAATGGCTTTTAAATCTGGTCTTTGAGTAGTTAGTTCAAACCATAACTGCTCATCATCCTTCCCGCTCAAATTTGGATGCGCGTTCCTAACTAATTCAAGATACTCGCTCCTAGTTACAAGACTCGGATTTATGTTTTGCGACTGCGTCTGCTGTTGCTGTCCCCGTTCTGCCATTATCTAGTACTTCGTCTGTTTATCAAGCATATTTGCGGCACTATCTAATGAATTTCGTAGATGCTCTGCTGACAATAATATGTCTATTGGCATTCCTCTTTCGGTTAAATAAGTGACAGCTTCGGTTATACGTTCTAAAGGATACTGTGATACAAGTCCATGCATTACATTTTGCTTGTCTTCCGAATCAGACCACATTGGATTTACTATTAACATACCTAAAGTCGGATTTATTACTTTATAGTCACCCGTCGTGGCAACATAACCCTCCCCCTTATCCTCTTGCATTTCGCGGTCCGGCTTTTTCTTGGTGCGTATGAACTCTCTTGAATCAATTACAAATATCGGATGTCTGCCTGTAGTGAGTAATTTTTCATATTCTTCTACATACGCATTTACACTAGTTAAATATTGACGGGCTCTTCTCTGTTCAGTAGGCTTAAGTTTACCTTCTAGAGTCTCTTTTAAATTTGTTAATCTTTCAGTAAAATATAATTTATACGGCGTTGGAGTATCCGTGCCTGTACTCCGACTATCAATATTTGGATAGTTCGCGTTCATGTCTGCAATAATCTTCTGACCCTCCGTCAATCTTCTCCTCTCCGATTGGTCTATATTACCCTCTCCTCCTTTCCATGGCGAAGATTCGAAATCCGTATGCCAATCATCAAATAATCGTTGAGCTGTATGTTGATAATCTTCTGGGTTAAACATTTCAGTTTTAGCCGCTGGTTTGGTTGATTGCCATTTCTTTTTTAGAAGCTCTTCTGATGCTGGATATATATCCATTTTTTGTGTTTTTTCGTTCCAGCCTATAAAAAATTGCTCACCAGAATCTTTATCATACATTACTTTAAAATTAGAAATATTCGTTTTATCTTTTTCCGCTTCTGGCTCTTCTACATCTAATCCAAATAAATCGCGAACCATGTCGGCTGTAATTTGCATTCCTTCCTCTTGTCTTGTTTGTGCCATGCCTTTATCTCTTATATTTATTAACCAAATGAACTAAATAGCATATCTAAATCTGATACGCTGGAAATTTCTTTTTCCTGTTGTTTTAGTGACCTCATAGAATCATTTATTTGAGCAAGTTCGTCTGCTGATTGCTTGTCCACATCAAACATTCTTTGTTCTTCCTCAAAATCAGCCGACTCAAGACTCAAATCCTTTTCTCTTCTAAACGAATCAGCTTCTTCTTTTACGTCTTCTTCAACTTCGCCAGAAATTATACCGCCAGACCTTGTTATTGAATCCGACACATCATCTTCTACAGATGCTCGCTTATCTAAGAATTGATTGAATATACCCTTTTCTTTAATATCTGCTCCCTCTTTAACATCGCCTTTTACTTTTTGAAAATATTCCTTTGATGACTTTATGTTCTCTCTGAATCTCCCCATTTGCTGTTGTATCATTTTTAATTGATTTTTTTGCTGATTACGTTGACCCATAAAGTTGTTTATTCCACCGCCAAGAGATATAAGCGTACCTAAACCAACGCCAAGAACAACGCCACCGCCATGTCCTATAATTTCATATATAAATTCTCCATTGAGAATGCTTAATACTAATTCATAGGTTTCAATCATTGCCGCGCTCTCTGCTCTTCCAATATACGTTGTTGCATTATTTCTTCATCAGACTCTCCTACATCAGCGGGTATTTTATCACTGACACGCCAATCAAAGACATCAGATAATCGTCCTCCTATACCTTTTCTATTGGGGTCCATTATACGAGCACCGGGAGCCCATTGTCCTTCGTCATAACCTATCCAACCTTGTCCACCTCCCATGCGCGAACCTTTCCATAATTTATCTAAAGGCGATTGATATTCTGAAAAATCTGGAGGCACATCGCTATCTCCTTCGTGATAATCCATCCAATCCAACCACGGGTCTCTTTTTTCTTTTTTAACCACATCGCCTTCTTGGTATTGATACCTTTGTTTACCTGCAACAGCTCTTTGATTTCGCACTCGAGCACTTGCTTTTGGTTTCGCTTCACGTTTCTTCAACATATTCTTGTGGCGTTGCCTTTTTTCGTATTGTCTGTTAAATTCATCAGTACTCTTCCTCCACATATCCCAGTATTCAAGGGCTTCCTTATTATCTTCTATATAGTCGAGATGTTTATCGAGAGCCTTTAGTTGTTGCTCTCGCGTTCGGTGTCGGCGGTCTTTTTTCACCACATCGCCTTCTTTATAACCCTCTGGTCTATCAAAAGTGTGCTTACCTAGATACCACTTACCTGTGTCTTTTTTTTCTTGTCTCTTTTTAGCAAAATAATCCATTGCTTGTGGAACACCAGCACCAAAATGAGCCCCCATCGTTCCCACCATTCCTATATCTAACATTTTTGCGCCAGCGCTTAAAGGAGAATCCACATTCCCGGGTAATGCCATTCCAAGTCCACCACCTAGCATTCTTCCAATTTTATAGCCCTTCTGTTCTGCTGGAGACATATCTTCAAAGTCTTTCATTTGTAATTCATCATTTTCATCACGATAATATGCCCATTCAGGGTCTTCTTTTTTTACCTCATCTCCTTCTTGATAACCAACAGTACCACCTTGTTGCATTCCAGTCTTTCCACCAGATTTACCAGTTATTTTATCAACACCAGTAGGCTTATCCTTTGGAAATTTTTTATAATGTTTTTTAAGTACTTCAGCTACCCGTTTTGCGATAGCTTTACCATGTGGACTCTGCAACCTTAATAAACCAAATCCACTCATTACTCCGCCAACTGGTAACATCATTTCCATCAATTCTTGCTGCGTCATAGCTTCTGTAGGCTGACCAAATATATTTTTACCAGCCGGTATACCATATTCAGCTTCACCGCCCTTATTCGTCTTCAATGCATTGAGTTCACGTAAATATGGAAGACCAATAGCTTTAACAGCATCCTTTTTAATTACAAATTCACCCGGCTGAGCGACAATTAACTGTGTATCTGCTCCCATTCCAGATACTTTCTCTCCAGATTTACCAGTAATAGCGCCACCGCCAGCATAATTCATATTAGCCTTATTTTTTTCTTTATTAAAAAAGTATTTTTCAAATGCTGACATGTCATCATACCATGCAGTATTTTGTTCCGCTGGCTCAACAAATTCTCCAGAAGGACTATTCTGTCCCATGCCACCACCAGTAGGAATACCAAACAAACCACCTAACCCTCTTGATACATTATCCATGCCTCTATAAGAATCTTGAGCTCCCATGCCCATGCTAGGGGGTATTATATCTTGTTTAGAAACTATATCACCATGTTCCTTTTTTTGCCATGGTAACTTTAAGTTTTGTCCCCACTCGCTTATATTCTCTCCCTTCTGCTGAAGCCAATCTCCAGACATACCAGTTATATCTTTTTCTCCTGAAGGGTCATAACCTTTAGTCTCGCGACTCGATTCAGCCCATCCTGAATATTTACCTTTTTCGCCACTTCCTCCAAGATACTTAAAAAATCCACCAAACCCTTCTAAACTATTAGGGTCTTTACCATATTCTAATCTTTTTGGTTTGTCTACAGTTGAACCAGACGTAAATGGACGGTCTGGGTCGTTTTCAAACTGTTCCTTTCCTTTTTGATATTTTTCTCTCCCAGATGAATACTCTTTATTTTGTTTTGCAGCTTGCCAATCTTTTAATTTCTTGTCAATGCCAAAACCAACTTGCGAAGCTATATTCCATAAACCCCTGCTTCTGTTACCTTTGTGTGCGCCAATTCTTTGTTCGCTCTGTAATAATTGCTGGAACTGACCTAAGTTTGGTCCCTTTTGCATTTTCTCATAAGCGCTAAGTATATTTTGTCTAGCCATTGTTATTTCCTATCAAGTTTGACATTAAATGTTTCGCCATCATGTTTGACGTACATATGTATCTTTCCCTTTCTCATTCTATATTGTACCTGACCGTCTTGCATTTCTGTCTTTTCTGGTCTTCCTTCTTCAACCTTATGTTTTTCTGGTTGCTGTTTCTTTTCATAATTTATTTCTGGTATAGGTATAGCCATAATCTATTACGCGAGCGATGCGCCCGTATCCGTCACCTGAGGTTTTAGTAATCTGTACTCAATAGCAATATCATTTACAGCCATATTATGTCTTCTAGTTAGATTACTGTCGTTTATTCTAATCTTTACAGATTGACACTTAACGGGAGATTCTGACAATGTAAACACTCCCCTTGCCCACTGGTCTAGTCCAACGTCATAAAATTGTCCATCTGCCGCCTGTGACCATGAATCTAGTCCATCAATAGAGTATGATAAACTCGGCGGTCCTTCTGCAAGCGTACCCTTGTACGTGATATATACTTTGTACAATTTTTTAAATATAGATGGGTCTTTAAAATCTATGTCTCTAGTCTCAAGATACGGAGACTTAGTAGCCCCTTCTACTCCATTAATACAATAAAATGTTCCAGTAGTATCGTTACCTGCAAATATTAAATTTCCATTATTATCTATTATAAAATTTGTTTTATCATTACTGTCTAATTTCTGATACGCATATACCCACGATTCAGTATTCATATCAAAAATATACATATTACCAGAAGACGTTGTGCTCTTTGCAGAGTCTACGACAAATATAAAATTCTTTTGCGGAACATAGCCAACCTGTGAGTTGTCATTTATAAAATTTGCCCATACCCCCAAATCTATTTTATATCTATCTTCCTTTACATCTATAAGTAAGTTTCTTATTCCCTTTCCATCGTATACATAGCACCCCATATCATTAATAAATATAACACCCCTTTCTGTGCGTATACTGGCGGCTGGATTTTTGATACCCATTAAAGGATGACCACTTTTTAGGGATTCGCCCCTGCCACCGCCAGAATCAATAACATATAATATATTTTTCTTGAACTGTAATATATTATCTGCAAATTCTTCTAACTTAACAATATCGTCACCATCTTCTACTACAACATCTAAATAACCTGATTTTGTAAATAAATCTGGCTTAGCTGGTTTAGATTTAAGTATTCTGTCTTTGTGAATATGCACTGAACCATCTGACTCTGTATATTTAACATGCCCTAAATATGTTGTCCTATTTAATACAACAGCAGATTTAAACATAGGCATAAATTCTGGTTTATTCCTCTCCCTATACCTTCTGGTAGCATCAACGTCTCCTTTAAATACATAACCGACTTTGTGTATAGAAGGATTCATCATAGCATACCTAACGGGAGTTGGCACAAATGTCATAGGTTGTCCTATAGCACCCCCAGCATCATTTGTAGCTCTCAATCTATAATAATATATATCATCAGTAATTAAATTAGTAAGATTAACGGATACGTTTGTATAACCGCTAGTACCTGTTATTTGTATAGTGGTTGTATTTGTTCCGTAATCAATAGTGAGACCCCATTGAAAATAATAGTCAATAGTCCCACATAAAGTATGGTCTATCCTACCATTTATTGTTGCAGATGTGTTTGCTTCGTTGGTAGCCTCCTTTGTAGTTACCGTAGGTAAATTAGGTTCAGTAGCCTCAGCGTCTGCCGAACTAGACGTTGTTGCGCTAGTTGCATCTACAGTTGCCGTAACTTGCCAATAATAAGTAGTATTTGCATTTAATCCATCTATCGTAGCAGTTTTTGCTGTAGCAGACGTTGTTAGAACATCTGTTAATGTGCTATAAGTATTAGTAATAGAACCAGAACTCGTTCCATATTTTAATGCCAGACTACAATGATTCCCATTTGTGTTTACAGAATAACCTATGCTTATAGAATCTGTATCTACAGATTCACTAGTAATAGAAGAAAACGCTATTGTTGTCGACTCTGCTGTAGTAAAAGTACCAAGAGCACCAGACGGAGAAGAATAATATGTTACAATGCTACCATCGGTTTTTTTCAACCACAACCTATAAGAATAAGACGTATCAGCCGTAAGCGATGTTACTACTATTCCTATATCAGAAAGCCCTTGTCCTGACGCAATAGACGTATGAGCCGTTGATGTTCCAGCACTACCATTGGTATCATTTGTTAAATTATTAGGATTTCCACCATAAGTAAACCACCATTCAAATAGAATACCATTTGGAGAAGTGTTTGGATTTATCTGCCCATTTAATTTTGCGCCAGTAACATGTATCTTTGTTTCTGCAATTAAAGTAACTGTTGAAAAAAACGGCATTATGCTATCCTTATCCAGCTAATTTGTTTAGGATATTTAAACCCAATCTTAATATGTTTAGGTTTCATTAGCTTTGACTTTAACTTATTAAGTTTTCTTTTCTTATTAAGACCATATATTAACACTGGTACATTACTTAGGTACTTAGATGCTTCATAAAATTCTGGTACTATATAAGCATCAATTCTTTTACCAGAACTTGTTTTTCCTTTAATTAAGTTCAATACCTGCTCATACTCTGGTTCGGTGGCATCATCCTTTGGTACTATAAAAATATCATAATCATTTGGAGGATTAGATTCATTTCTAGCGCCGCTACCAACATATATATACTCAAACTTATCAGCAAATACATCCACCGCGTCACTTACCCTATTTAAAACTTCTGAAAACATATTAACCATAACTTTCGTATTCTGTTGCATCGCCTTGGGATTCTGCTGGTTCTGCTGCTCCACTGTCTGAAATTGTAAAGTCGTCATCTATCGAATCTACTTCGCCAAATGCCTCATCAAGCAATGTAACTTTATAATTAGAAGTACCATTAGATGGATTTTTAAGACCTATATTTACTGTATATGGACTATTGCCATCCATCTTAAAATCTTTATATATAGGCGTATAATATGCACCGTCAAGCCTTAAAGTCATTTCTCTTTCTGGGTTACTAGATTCGCCATAGCCAACTCCACTATTAACATCTACAGTAACTGGCAATGTAGATGTTTTATATGATGTACTAGGTGTCAAAGTGCCTAAAGACAAACTTCCTATCCATTTACCATACAATCTTTCAGCAGAACTGTATACTTGCCAATGATATTTGTCACCGCTTTGCATATCGAAATATTTTAAATGATACCAAACCTCCTGAGCATAGTGCCTAAAATAACAATTTATCCCAATAATTCTATCATCTGTAAGAACGTGTGGAGTTTCTGCTGTAAAACTTTGAACAGAGGCTGTGCTTAAAAACATCTGCAACATCAAAGTTACATCATATAATGGTCTCATGCTTTTACCAATAGAAGTCGTAACAATGGTAATTGGTCCTTCTTGTTTCCCACTATATACTGGACTTAATCCAAATTCATATTGCCCATTAAACTTTCCACCCTTTTGACTCCAATACACTAATAATATTCTATTTTGTACGCCTACTATAGAATCTGTTGGCAATCCACCATAATATCCGTAATTCCAGAATCGACATACAGTACCAAGCTCCTCAAAGCTTTTTAATTTCTGGTCTCCAGTAGACCATCTGGATATTGGATGTAACGATGTACCAGCATCATCAGTTTGAAATAACCTATTTTCTACATATCCATGATACTGATTAACGCTATTATCTCCAAAGTTAGCGTCACATACTCTAGTAACTCCCTCATCGACGTAATATGCTGGTACTAAATCTGATTTTGGACCACTTCCATCGTATAAATTAATTCTATTGTCGTACCAAGTGCCCCTATTTACTGGAAAAGCATCTATTGTCATGTTCGGCGGGTCTGATTTAAATATCCAGTATTCACCAGAATCAGCAGCTGAAGCATTCATATCTCCATATCTATGGTCTGTACCATGAGCAAATAATCCATGATTCGGTATAATTTTAGAAGCGCTCTTAGCTGTAGGTAAATTAGAATCTACGCTATTGGCAGTTGGCGTATCTGCTAGTGTTCTCATCTGACCCTGTCTATTTACAAGCCAATTCTGTATATCTACAAATTGATTTTCTTTTATATCTCTAGCATCGTCATAATTATTAATGCCACCGCTAAAATCTTTAATTATTTGCCTTGCTTTTGCCATTACTGTTGCTGTGCACCTCCAGCCGCCTGTGCTGTTGGACCACCCTGAATCTGTGCACCAATATATGGTTGCAACGCTTTCTGATATTTATCTCTAAATATTGCCAGTTCTAATGACATATTTTTATATTTATTACCATATGCTGTTAATTGAGAGCCGTAGTCCTGAATTTCGGTTCCTACTTTAGTAGATTCAGCGCCAGCCAACTCAGTGTCTTCTTCTGTTCTTATATATGTTTCTAGCTGAGTAAATGATGGCGGAGTTGGTATTCCCGTAGAGGTAAAATTGCCCAACTGTTTAATTCGAACCCTTACAGCAGTTCCATAAACGAGGGCAGTGTCCAGTTCTACAGGAAACACTCCAGTCCCAGATGAATCATTATATGCCACTGTTGGATAAACTACTAAATTTATCCTTACTTTATCACTTACTGACACAGCATTACCGCCATATACATATATATAATTATTTTTTATAAAATATAATGGTTCTCTATCTGAAGGATAAAACACACTGTCTATATTCTGGACTTTTTGTTCATACTCAAGCCCAACCTCTTTAGCCTGACGATATACGCCATCATTGTCTTGTTTGCTTACATTTAATAACCTAGTAGAAGATAACTTATAACCGTTTGTTTTAATGTCTGATACTTCAGAACTAAATAAATATAAATAAGTAGGGTCTAATAAGTTTATAATCTCATGCGCAGTATCTGTAAGCACATCAGTGTAAAACTTAGGGTCACTTTCTTCTCCACACAGGCTTTCTATCTTAAAATAATATAAATTGCTAGCCATTAGATAAAGTCAGGTAATGGGTTAGGAAGAACATCCATCATCGCCTCTCTGTTTCTGTCTGTTACTAAATAATCAGCTTCGTGCTGTGCACCAATTTCGCGATGCGCAGATGCTTGTTTAAATTTTCCATCTATATTCATTAAATCGCTTATTGAATAGTGCATTGCGGCTCGTACCAATCTTTCTGGAACATCTACAATGTCATCGAGTTTAACTCTCTCGCGCGGGCGCGCATAATAAGTAACATTTAATGTACTATCGCCATCTGTTGTAGATACTGCCTTATGTAATATAATTTTTCTTGTATCCTGTTGGAAATTTCCACCTGCTGTTGCTACAGACGTAGAACCAGAATTATGAACAATTGTAAATGTATCTGTTGTTACTTCCGTTACTTTATTCCTTGTCCCCTCTAAAGATAAAACCAATGGCACATTTGCTGGAACCGAGGAAAGAGCGACCAACTCTCTTAATACTACGTAATCTCCAACCGCCAAACCGTGACCTGCTGAAGTAAATGTTGTATTAGTAGTGCCAACTGCTATAGTGCTTATATCTCCATATAAGCTCACATATTCTCTATAATAATATCCAGCGTAATCGTTTAGTTCGTCTGGATTTGTAACCAATGTTTCTGGAACAAATGGTAATACCCTAGTTCCTATAATAACACGATATATTTGATTTGTAACGTCGGTATTTGCAAATATATATTCTTTTGTAGTTGACGCTACTGTAAACTCCTCTGTTTTTAACTTTCTCACATACCTTTTCCCAAGCGCTTCTACATTATCATCAAACATCTTATTTTTGATAGTAGAGGTAATTGGAAAGGTTGGACTTATCGCGACCATTGCCGCGTCTATCAGCTCGTATACTTCTTTATATCTCATTCTTAATCCTTTAGCGTATGAGGGGTGAGCGAACTCACCCCTCAATCAACCATTCGTTATACGAGTTTCAGAATCGCGTGAGTCTGTTCGTTACGAATTTCTGGTCCACCTTCGTAGAGCCATTCATCCGTTGAACCGTCCTGCCCGCTTTTCACAATATCCTTACGCAATTGCATATCGGATTGTGAGAGTGCGCGCATCTCAGCGTTACCAAAATCCACAATCAGAGCATAGTCTTCATGCACATCATTCAAATAAGGATGCTGAATAAAGTCTACCTGACCAATCGGTCCCATGTAAGAACTTACACGTAACCCAGCCTTGATGTCTTTACCCATACCTGACTCGAATTGAGCTCCAGCACTGGCGCGTACAGCCTTAACAAGCTCTTTCATCCATTTATTTGAACAAAAAGCCGTTTTAACCATACTTCCAGACAACTGGTCTACAAAGATATTCGCTACAACACGGTCAAGGTCGTCGATACCATCGCTAAAGTCCCATTGAAAATCGGAACTTCCCCTGCCGTCATTGGTCTGAATTAAACCCGCTCCCGCGGCTTGACCTACACCAAAAGCAGAGAATCTACGCCGCGGCAACTCAGCCGCTGCATCTGCATCTCCAGCTCCATTGGTTAATAGTGCCCACTCAATATCTCCCTTAATCTTAGCAAGCTTTCTAGCTTGTAAGCGTGCCATTTCCTGTTCACCATACTGCTTGGAAACCCGAGCAGTACGTGTGATGTTATATGGTTCACGAAAGATTTGAGTATAATTCGCCAATCTGCGAACTTTCTTTGTTGACATTCCTGCAACATCTGCACCTTCAGCATATCCTTGCTTAGCTCCATGCACATTGTGCGGACTAGAGTTAGCAGCATTTCGGACAGCGTGTCCTACAGTGCCTAGATATTCAAACTGAACTTCTCCAACCTCAGTGTCCGATAAAGCAAACACTGCTGCAGCGGTTAGAAATGTAAACACAGAATCATCTGAGTTCATTGTACCTTTACCAAACTTAACAGACAGCGGGGAATCTGCCCCAGCCGCTGTTTGACCATGGTCTAGTACAACAAGTATTGCCGCAACACCAGCGCTGCCGCCGTTTATCCTAGCAATTCCAGAACTGTCTGGAGTTGCTTTGTAAACGTTGCCAACCTCTATGCCTTCCATCTGCGCCTGTCTATTCATTTTTGCGTATGCAGTATTAGTTTCAACTGCCGCAAAAGTGATTTTCATAGAGCGCTTCAAGAAATGCTCGTCTTCCATCCACTCAAACTTTGGCACAGGTGTAGACCTTTTGCTTATTCGTCCAAGCAATGTAAACAGAGGAGTAGCGGAGGGGTTGTAGTAATGTACTTTTTTACCTAACTCAAGAACATGTTTGGATTCGCCTGATGTGAATTTTGTTAATCCACTTCCATAATTATCAGCCATTTTCCATCTCCGTCATTATGTATTCTTGTTAAATTGCATCAAACTCTTAAAAAGGTCTTCTTCTTCAAGGTTTGTTGTGGGACTAGGCGGTGTAGTACCGCTAATCGCCGCCGCTGAAGGAACTTCCTTTCTCTCTTTCCCAACTTTGGGTAAGTTTGATTCATTTTCAAGGTGTTGTCCAGTTAAGGTTCTCCAAACGTCTACCATATTTTTAGTCGTGACGTTTTCATCGTTTGTCATAAACTCAAGGTACTGTTCTATCTGACCATCAGACATGTTCTCTTCTTTTCTCAAATAATCAATGTATTCTGCTTGTTCATGGTTTTC